AAGGAAGATAACTATGGCTCACGAATTTTTAAAAGACATTGTACAAGTGCCGCTTTCGGATAACGAGTATGTAAAAACCGCTACCCCGAAACGACAAGTATACCTACACCACACCGCTGGTAACGCAAGTGGTGTTAATGTTTTTAAAGCATGGAACCGAGATAGCCGTGGGCGTATTGCTACATGTGTATGCGTTGCAAACACGGGGGCTAAAGAAGGTGACGGTGTAATCTCTCAAGGGTTTAGCAGCAAGTATTGGGCTTATCACCTGGGTGTCAAGGCGTTGGTATTTGAAGCATACGATGTGCCCTACCAGCGATTAGACAAGATTTCCATAGGTATAGAGATTTGCGCGTGGGGTCAGTTAACAGAAAAGGATGGCAAGTTTTACAACTATGTCAACCGCACCGTTCCAGCAGAAGAGGTTTGCACACTTGACGACCCGTACAAAGGATACAGACACTTCCACCGATATTCAGACGAACAAATCCGAAGCGTAGAAAAACTACTTCGCTATTGGAATGAGATATATGACATTCCGATGGACTACAACGAAAAGGATATGTGGGATGTTTCACTTAAAGCACTTTCTGGCGAACCAGGATTATATACACATAATTCTGTTCGTAAAGATAAAATTGATATCTTTCCACAGCCAGAAATGATTGAAATGTTAAAAGGACTATAAACAACCACTATGGCTGGCAAGATGATAAAGCGTAAAGACGGCTCATATTCAAAGCGTGGGTTATGGGATAATATCAGAGCAAACAAAGGTTCTGGTCGCAAACCAACCAAAGCAATGAAGAAGGCTATCGCAAGAATCCGCAAAAAAGAAGATTAGTGAAATTCCCTTGTGTTGCATGTGGTGCTTGTTGCCGCAGAATTTGGTGGGTGGGCCAGGAACAACTTGAGGCTCATGGCCTTTCTGTAAAAGAAGATGGCTCATGTACAAACTTATTAGGGGATAATTCTTGTGCGATTTATGAAAGTAGACCAGATATTTGTAGAGTAGATGTTGCTGTAAAGGAATCCGGCGAAGACGAAATTGAATACTATCGCAAGAACATTGAGATATGTAATCAATGGATGGATGAAGACGGCATGTCTGAAATGAAAATAGAAGAGATTTAAAAAAAACCTTTAATTAATAAAATCAGAAATCATGGGTGACCCACAAAGAATCCGCCAGGCCGGACAAAATGAACAACAGCAAACCAGCCAGCCAATTAAAGCAGAAGGCTGGGAAAGTGAAGAGGCTTACAACGATTATTTAAGCGGTATTATGAGCAGCCTTGGCTCAAGTGCAACGCCTCAAATGAAACAGCGTATTGAAAAATATGTTGAAATGGGTTCCTTTGGGAACTTAAACAACATGCTGCGAGAGAAGAACCTTCGCGGTGCTTTAAGATGGCAAGAGCAACACGGTGGTCAACGAGGCCCAGACCAATGGGTTCTTAAAGGATACCAAGCCATGAACGAAGAAACCGGTCAATATGAGATGGTAAGTGACGAAGACTTTAAGAGTTTACAATCGCTACAAAGTGAGTATAACCAGACTCACAAGAGCAGCGAAAAGAACTATTACAAAAATTCGCCTACCCGAATGAACGCAACAACAGTCGTAAACGGATTTGGTAGATTTAATCGCTACGGAGATAACGATTGATAAACCAATCATAAAGAAAAATGGCTGACCCATTAGTTTGGGCCAGCCATTTTATTTATATCCTATTAAGTGCTATCTGCAAGACATCTTTGTCGTTGAAGTTGGTTATTCGGACAACCGCTACACCTCCATTCCCATTGGTGTCGGTAAACAAGATGATTCTGTTTGTCTTTTCGTCCCCAACAAAGTCTGGATTTGAACCAATCACTTCAAAGCGAGGGTAGTACTCTTTCATGGTGTCAAGGAAGTGGCTGATTAGTTCAGAGCCGTACAACTTGTAAATAATAAAGTCGTCTTCTACTTTCTTGACCTCTGTGCAGCAATCGTTTAATTCAATTACAGCAAGTAGGTGGTTGTCCCCAGTGGGGTTTGATGATTGTGCGAATGTTGTCGCAGTCACAAGCGCGAACGCAAAAGCAAAAATTGTTTTCATAAGGCATTAATAATTTTGGTTGATATAGTCAAATATAGCAATTATTTGTAACAAACAAAATTATTTTTTCATTTCCTCAAAAATTTTCAAAACATTATCATATCTGCGCTTGTCCCAGGCAGTATGGCAACAGTTCGCCAAGGTTGTGGCCTGGCGTATTGCATGGTCTAAAGATTCAGACCGCGACAATATTTTCGTTGCTAACTCCATGATTTTCATTTCTTATCTTCATATCATATCACACAATATAGGGAATATGTAAATTAGCACCAAGCAAAATAGACACTATGAATCCAGCATTGTTACTTTGGTACGGCACTAAATATGTTTTAGGGAGTTTGTTTCCGGAAGAGGAAATGAAAACAAATCCGCCGCGACAAACCAAAGAGGAAAAAGAAAAAGAAGACAAGCCCAAGCCTTGGATGCATCAGATAAACTATGACCAATTCAAACGCGGTATAGTCCAGCCGGAGAACAGTGGTAAATTCAACTATGGAGCAAAGAACCCACTGTCTACTGCAACCGGAGCATATCAAATATTGTACAGCGAGCATGAAGCACAATTGCGTGACGACTACGGTATTGGTACACGCGATGAGTTCGCAATATCTAAAGACGCACAAGAAGCGATTATGGATAGCCGTATAAAGCGATACGAGAAAGATGCATACGACTTATACATGGAGTACAAGCCTCAACTAAAAGAAAAGTTTGTTTTTACAGAAGAGGAAATAATGGCCCTGGTCCACTTCGCTGGACGCGGAGGGACACGCAGATACCTGGGGTCTATTAGGGATGGTAAAATACCACCACCTATGCCAGGTACTAACCTTACTCAACAAGAATACTTATCGCGATTTAATATTGGCCTACAAGCATTTGAGGAGAGCAGTGCTGATGAATAGCACTAATTTCACATCCCTCAAAAACACATGTTTGGATTGGCTCATATGTGTATTCTGATGTAGCGCAAGAGGCTACGAGTAAGGCTACAGCAATAAATGCAATAACCTTTTTCATGATGTTAAGTTAATGTAAAGCGGCCGGACTACCAAATTATCCGGCTACACGAGCGTTGAACTGCTCCCACAGTTTGTCGCCTTCCTTGCCTAAACTGTAGGCTACTTTACGAATTTCATCATATCTATGTGACCAGCGATTGTATACCCGGCTGTCGTCAGAGTATCTATATGTATAGTCAAATCCTCTGATGAGGTCTAAAAACTCATCAACAGTCGCGTCTTCGTATACATCAATCCAGGTACGGCGATACAGATACTTGTTGATTACCTCGTAATACTCTTCGGTAGTTATCTTATCTGTAGTAAAATCTTTCTGTGCTTGCTCCACCTCTGGTATTAGGCAGATTCTTTTGGTTGGTCTACTCATATTATTTGTCTTTATCGTGGCCCCATTTGAATACTGTGTATATAAAGTAGAAGCCCACAATAGCCCACATTATCATGAAGGCCAGTAACGGAAAGTCTATCATTTCTCTTTGGTGTTAAAGGGTTTGTAGAAATCTTCAAATGTTCCGTCTCCGTCACATTCATACATACCATCTTGCCAAGCAGACTCCATCACCTCTTTCTCTTTCTCAAGCATTGATTCTGCTAACTCCACTATCTGTTCAAGCCACATAAATGGTTGCACATCTTCATCTTCTTGTCTCTTTCTGATTACAGAAATCAACTCTTGCATTGGTGTTTTCATTTCTCTTTGGTGTTAAAGATTTCCTCAAAGTATTCTTCGGCAGTCCATCTTGATTCAACTGCTCCGTGTCGTGCATCACTGAAAGCGTTGCAGATGATTTCCCTCTCTTTCTCAAGCATTGATTCTGCCAACTTAATTATCCTATCATTATACATAAAAGGCATTGCCTCATCATCTTCTTGACGCTTCTTGATTATTTCAATCAACTCTTGCATTGGTGTTTTCATTTCTCTTTGGTATTAATGTTCTATTAAAGACACAAAACCCTATTGTTCTGTATCATTATTGGTGTGTACTCACATCTCTCAAGTTTCTCTGCGACTTGATTTAATAATTCTTCTCGTTTCATTTCTCTTTGGTGTTAAAGGTTAATAATGCCAATAATCTGTAATACTGGCAAAAGTTAGTTTCATATATTGTTGCGTATGATTTGATTTCTTTTCCCATCATTATATGTCTTAACATCCTTTAATGGTGGGACTTCCCATCATCTCATTTGATTTATTGCGTATTGCGATTTGAGATATTTTACACTTTGAGTGCTTTTCATTTTACACTTTGTACACTTCGGTGTAAGTTTTCTATTTCACAATCTGGATAGGTGCAGTTGTTGTTTAGTCTGCAACTCTCCCCTTCTATTTTGATGTGCTTACACTTTTCTATTTTCTCAAGTGTATCCTTCAGTATCACATTCCAAGCCCACTTGTCCCTGTCAGCGTCCCAAAGTCTCTCGTACATCTCTAGTAGTATCTCTCTCATTTCTCTTTGGTGTTAAAGGTTATGTAAGGTTATAACTTGACTCAATCCCGATTTCCGTGAGGTTATACCCTTACTTTTTTCATTTCTCTTTATGATTAGTAGTATCGTAATATATGTAAAATACTACTGCGCCATAAAACAAAAGGCATAAGGCAAAAGTCAAGGTGTTCATATAAATCCGTTTTTAAAATAATTCTGTAGAGTCTTGGTGGTAATTCCCAGTGCATCCGCAGCCTCTTGCTGGGTAGCGTATCTCTTTAGCGCAATCTTTATGTAGCGCATTTTTGCTCGGTGCAAGTTCAAATCCTCCTTCATATAGGCTAATATAGTAATTATATGTAACTTATGCAAATAAAAGCAAAGGAAATAACTTGTCGTTGGTAATCTCGTACAATGGAGCCTCAATCTTCAGTTCCGTACCATCGTCACGGGTACGCACACTCCCAGCCTCAAAGAAATCTCCATCTCGCAAAAGGCGTAGTTTAGTCGTAAATCCACACAGCCACAATATGCCAGTGCGTTTATTTATAGAACAGAATATCAGAACATCACACGGTAGGTCTTTCTGGTAGCCTACAAAGTTGTTGGCATAATGTGGTTTGGGGTCTACACTACGCGTCATCGTCTTTACATCTATACGCGTATTGTCGTGCAGTATATCATACCCACCGTCAAATCCTGGCGTGAACGAGTATTCATAACCGAGTGCATGGCGCACCATGTTTTCGCCAATCACTCCGGCATATTGTTGTTCTTTGGTTCCGTTAAAAGAATGACGCTTGCCCATGTCGTTTTCATTAACGAACTCCCAGGCTTTGCGCTTTAGGTCTTCCGGTATACGCTTACTCTGCATCGTAACCTACGCTCAATGTCCATTTTAACCAGACAAACTCAACTGACTTCCTCGTCACTTGCTTATCGTACAAAACGAACACGGTAGGAATCAAGCAGAACGCACCATACAAATACAGAACCTGGATGGTAAATGTTACTCCTTTCATCATCGTTTAATTATCGTAGTGAATATAGTAATTATTTGTAACAATCAAAACACTAATGTAAAGATAAAAAGAAAACCCCACCGAAGTGGGGCTTCTAACCAAACCAAAATCACACTAATGCCGTATGTGTGACCCGATAAAGATAATACTATACCCAAGTTTTCACAACAGAATAGTCATATTCTTCTTTCATCGCTTTCTTGTAGTGTCGTTCTACATGCATCACGATATAGTCGCCCAGCGGTGTAAGCACATATTTACTGGCTTTACCGATTTTAGACTTCGGAATAATCTTCTCTACTACACCTTGCTTCTCCAACTTGTGTATATACTGGTAGATAATTTGTTTACTGTAGTCAACCCGTATAAAACGCAACAGATGGGACAGTTCAGCAGCCATAAAGTGTGGGAGCGGATGGTCTTCAACTTCTCTTTGTAAGATGATTTCATGAGCGCACAAGACAACAGTTACCAATTCTCTACGCATACGCAAGTCGTCAAACGCAAAATTATCGGCGGCCTCTTTTATTGCCTTGTGAAACATGAGATACTCTCTTACCATTACATCTTCCGCATTTCCCGTCACACTCTTTAGGCTCTACTTCGCACCATCGCACTTGCAGTCTTTCCCTTGACAAACGCATTTTTCTTTTGCAGAGGCTGGGTGGTTACTAAAATAATCAAAATATCTGGCATTGTGGTGACGCTTCACCGTTTCAATCACTCTCTGTGAATTAACTGCCACACGCTTCACAGTCTTCGGGGTTTAGAATGTTGCATGTGGGTTGTTCAGTTGTTTCAAGGTCTTCTACCCAGGAGTTGAAATCATCAGCCATACCTTCAGATTTTAAAAAATTAGACAAAAAAAGCATGCCGTGGCATGCCGAAATAAAATACTACCAGTGGTTAATTAATGACGGATGAATGCCGGTGTGTGTGGTCCGGCGTATGCGTTGACTACATTGTACTCCATATGCTCAATAGCATCGTCAATACTAACATCTTCATCTTCATCGCCGCCCATAGTTCGGTATAGGACATCTACACATTTCCAATAGTCGTAAGCAAGGTAGGGTACTTCATTTACTCTATGAACCACACCCAGAAAAGCCTCGTCAAAACCATCGGCAATCAGTATAGGGTACTCGTCCCCATACATCTCGTATACAATATCCTCAATATCCTCTCTCGTCATTGTCATAACCTTAATCAAAAATATAAAAAGCAATCGGTGAACGAGCAATCATTAGAGGTTTATTTTGCGGATAAATCCGGCATCCTCCTCCAGGGTTTTGTATAGTGGTGGTATCCAGCCTTTTGCATTGTCATCTCCAAATCCGGAGTTTCCAACAACCTTAAAATCGCCGGTTTCGCAGAATTTACACAGCACCTCGCGTGTGTAAACATACGCGGTATTCTCCTCCTCCTTCTTCATGATGTAGACATAGTAGTCTGCCTTACTCATATATATACCGGATGGGGCCTTCTTTTTTGTATTCTGAAATTCTATGTAGAGATTGGGCTGGTTTGGCGTTTTTCTGCGCTCCGCCCACCAGTAGGCTTTGCTGTCGTACTTAACCTCAAAGGTTAGTTCGCGCTCCTCACTGTTGGCCTTGATGTCCCAGTCGTAAAACCGCATATCCGGCGCATAGGTGACAGACCATCCTCTACCCTCCAGGTAGTTGGCCCATAGTTGTTCGCCTATTTTGCCGGACATATTCATGCCGGCGGTATGCTATTCAAATTGTGACAGTGCGCTCTCATCTAATACAGCCGTTAGGTCGCGTTGGTGCATGGTGTAAAACACCTCGCCCTCCACCTCATTCTCAAACTTTGAGTTTTTGGTGAACAACACATACTCGCCCACGGCTACATCAAGGGTCGGCTGGTCCTTTTCGGGGATGCCAATATGCCTCAATTTACCAATGTCCCAAGAAGTATTTTGCTTATATGCTTCCGGTACGATGAAACTCCCAAAACGGGACTCCTTCTCTACCGGCTCTACAAATACCCAGCCGCCATTCATATGTAATACCCCATCTCGCTTATATGCGAAGATGTTGAAATACTCTACCTGGTAGTACTCCTTACCCTCATGCCACACCAGGTTATCCGGTGCAATAGTCAGATAGTGGAAATACACCTCGTCACCGACCTCCAACTCCATCTCCAATGTAGCATTGGCATAATGGCTTGGTGTCAGTAACCCAGGCACGGCCTCCACGATACCTTTAATAGATACATGGTGGGTCGGATTGTAGGAGGTGTCCAGGTAAAGTACCTTTCCCCCTTGAATTTCAATCTGGTTGTTATACTTTTGTGGTGCGCTGATAAGAACTATATCGCGAGCAGTCTTCATGTGGTTGCTTTTGTTGGTCCACTAATATATAATTTATTTATTAACCATTGGTCCAAAACGCTTGATTCTTTGATTTTTTTTTTCTAACTTCGCTATAGCCTATTAAGGCAATGTAGTTCTTCGGGCAAGCCCAAACAACATACCATTAGGTTTAAAAAAAACATAACTACCCGTCAAATTGTTAGTAACTACAAACAATTAGCCGTTTAGGTTATGCCGGACGAAAGTTAGGTGACGGGATTTTCAATATGGGCGAACTGTATCCACTCCTTCCGGGTGGATTTTTTTATACCCAATTGGCATCTATAGGCCCTTACCATCACACCCCTCTTACCACTCCGTTACCCCGTTCCGGGGAGGGCCATCTGTACCCGTAATTTTCTGGAGGACATATAGATACGGTGAAGGGGTAATACATATGTGTTGGTGCTGCTCCGTCCAGGAGGAAGTCAAAACCTGGAACCGGGTGGGGGTACATTTACGACATCACATATCGCATACCCACGGATAGGGGACCCCCTACCCCCACAATGGGGAACTGGGGAAACCTTTTTGTCTACGCGAAGGCGTAGCAATTCCCTACACCCAGGACCACTTATCCCCACCCCTCCACACCAGGGGGGAAAACCTTGACATGGTACACACATGTGAATGATTAAATAATACGCGCGAGGTGGTCGGCGCATGAGCCGGAAGAGGTATGCTAATCGGCTCACTGGTTTACACTTTGACGGACCGGTATGCGTTCCCTGGTACGCACCCTTCCCTTCGCCCTTTATATGTACGCGCGCGCGCCTGGCGCACAGCGTTGTTGATAAGACCATGCGACAAATCACTGCACAAGTAAAATTTTTTTTTCACTCTGCATAGCGCATGAACACTGGGGTTCACGACAATCACTACCCCCTCAACATAAATTTTTTTGTTGATAAGTGTTGACAATACGAAAACTATTCGTAGTATTGTGATGTCGGAACGCGACAACGCTCTTTCACATTTCGGTTAACCCTCCCACGAGAACCAGTCCCCCGGTGCTGATGGTGTAAGCCCATGAACCCGGACGAAGTGAGTCACATTGCACAAGGCGATGTGCCGTCCCCGAAGTTAACCGATACAGCAGATAGGTGATACCGCCACACATGATGTGTACCATGTACGACATCGCAGAGGGTTCGCGACCCTCGTGTGGCTCTAACCAATTTCAATTATCATGAAATCAATTAATCCAACCGAAGATTACTTCAACCTTCACCGCAACGATGCAACCATCCTACGAGCCAGTGATGACTTCCGCAACGACCTTGGTCAGCGCATCACATTCTTCGAAGACCCAACACTTGGTGAGGATGCCCCAGTATGGGTTGCATTCCCCGATGACAAAGTCGCCTTCCGTTCAGACTTCTTCGACACCGAAGACATGACCGGAAAAGTCCACAACATCATGACACCAGCCGAGGCTATCAAGTTAGGCTTGGATGGTAGCAGTGATTTGGATTATGTACCACGCTATGTGGACAGCAAGTTCTTCCTCAAGTTCGAGGAGTAGTTCCCAGCACACTGATGAGGCCATGGGAGGCCGAAACCGGACCACACATCCGGTATGTGTTTAACCGGTCGCACTGCGACCACAATCTTATGTATCATGCGTTTCATTCCAGCAACCGAAGACCAATTGTTTTCTCTATCATGCGTAAGCCGTAGAGGTGGTAGCCGTACCACTGCCGGTGCAAACTTCCAGGCCAAAGAGCGAGGCATCACTACCAAGGTCCGCAAGGCCACCCTTGAAATCAAGGAGAAGGTAGATGCCCAGTTCAGTAACACACGCCTCGTGTATGTGTGTGCATAGCCAACACTCTGATGATGGACAAGGCAGTCCGAAACATCCTCTACGGAGGGTGTCAGTGTTTAACAATTTCAACTACAACTATCATGACTGATTTAGCAATCTCAACCCACGAAGCAGTACTATGTATGACTATCGGCCCAGCCGCAGTATGTGTATTCTCTTTCGTTACTTCTCTTATCCACTCAAAGATTCAAGAGCGTAACTCTTAACGCTAACACTCTGATGATGGCCAAGCATGGCCGAAACCCGGTTTACGGACCGGGTCAGTGTTTAACTAAAGTCTTAATTACCATGACTGATTTACAAAAGGCTCAAGCCTTCTTTAGAATGAATGGTGTAGGTGCGGCTATTGACGAAGTCTACCTATACATAGAAGCCCATGGCTTTGAAGTGCAAGTATCTCAAGCAGAGATAGAGTTAAGAGCGGAATTGTACGATGAGCAATTCAGCAATGTCAATGAAAATAAATAATGCCGTATGAAAAATTTAGAAGAAAGCCGTGTGTACTACTTTGATGTACTACACACAAACGATGGGTACGACATCTACTGGTTGTACTCAAGAACTGATGCCGACTACAAGTGGGTCAACGGAACAAGGTATCCAACCAACAACATAGACCCGGACGAATTGTATGTCAACGAATACGCGTTCTTTGAGGCTTGTGAGGACATCGTCAAGCAAGGCAAAAGGTTTATCAACTACGCCGTCAATGAAGAGGATATAAAACTATGGGAGCAATCGCTTCACAAGTCTTACCCTTTCCAGGAGGGCGATACCTACTACACGATTGAAGATGGTGAGGTAGTGGAGTCTTGCTGGGATTTTGTCAGCGAAGATATCTACGATTACCAAGTAGAGAATGAGGAGGTGCAGTTGTACTTCCCTTACAAGGAGGATGCAGAGAAGCACCTCAATAGTATTAACCAAAAAAAGAATGCCGTATGATTAATGTAGAAAACATCATTAAGTACGAAAGTGGCGAGATGAACCTCAAGGAGATGGTTCTATTCTTCGCCAAGTTGATTAAGAGTGGCGAAGTATGGTCACTCCAGGGACACTATGGCCGTAACGCCATGGCGATTATTGAAGCCGGTATCGTAGACCGAGAAGGCAATATTGACGAGGACATGTTGAACTATTACACTGAAGACAATGAGTGAGCCAATTTTTGAAGATGGGTTTCAATTAGACCCGGAGTACATCGCATCTAAATTGCAGTACGAAGCCATCAAGAAAGCATACAGCCCGGAGTACTGGGGTGACCCTTACTATGCTTTCCTAATATCCCAGCACGAGCCATCGCTCGTGTTCGGGGTAGACGAAGCCGAACCCTACGACACCGCGTGGGAGAAAGCCTTATCCCTGGCTAACAAGTGGGGAATGTGGGACCTTGAGAACCAGCAGAAAGGACCGCACTACACCGAAAGGTTATCCGGTTTGGATAGCCTCATGTTGTGGTTTGATTTGATTGATGAAGAAGGAAATATTAATTCTAAATAAGTGCCGTATGACCAAATCGGATTTCATGTTCTTGTGTAATGAAGCAAGTGTTACACCGGAGGTAGCCCTGGAAAATAAGTTCGTTCGCCAGGTGCTAAAGGAAGACAAAGAAACGAACAGCGTTATTAATCAAATCAAACTGGTGGCCGTATTGACCAGCCAGTTCTGATTGCAAACCATTATGCCGTATGGATAGCAAATTAGCAAACCAAACAACATGTTCAGTATGCGAGGAGCATATTGAAGAACACGAGTACTACCAAGACAACCTCAAGACTGGAGAACCAGTTTGCGAGGGGTGTGTGGACCACTCCTACAACTACCCCATGCTAACCTCAACCACCTACCAGGATGGTGAGAAACAGCGTGTGATGTACAACGATACGCTGGGAGCGTTCATTGATTACGAAGACGGAGAGATGTACGAAGAATCACCGGACTACTCGCCAGTAGAAACCGCGAATTGGGTAAGCACCTCCGCATGGCGTGGGTACATGGGCTTCCAGCAGAAACCAGGATGGATATCATTGGAAAGCGGCTGGGCTACTGGTCGCTTTGACGATGTATCCTGGAAGCATGACTTCAATGATTTCATTGACAGCCTGGAGGCCGGAGAAGTAACCACGGACTTCCCGATAGTAATCGTATCAGCACCGACATCAAATGTCTTTAGCACAGCGATTGATGTGCTGGTCCGTAAGCGCGACTCCGAAGCGTTTTGGGAAATGTACCGCGAGAACTTTGGCCTCTCACCGGAGGACCTAACACGCTCGTTATCATGAGGCGGTACTGGTGTGTGTACTCGGCATTCAATGCTGATACACTGCGGTGGGATGTTATCAAAAAGCCCAATACATTAGTATTGCGTTCGTTTGATTGCAAAGAAGCCGCAAATTTGTATATTGCACAACTGAAATTCAAGAGTGCATGACCATAGGGTGGGTGCTGACAAGGTGTCCGGAGTGGTTTTAAGTATTGACACATACGATAGGTTAATAACACAAGAGGTTCGATTCCTCGCCCACCCTCAAGCCCACACCGGAGGGCATGTTCCGGTAAACCAACAATGTACCATGATAGATACAACCACCTTGAAGGCCCTCTTGAAACAAGAAACCTTCCTACACAAGTCTGACCAGGACTTCGCCCAAGCATTCCCCTATTTGTACACTGACCTTGTAGCACCGAACGACTACGAGGTGAGCGAACTGGACAAGTTCCCGGCAGACATCCAGGTGTTCCAGTCCATCGTTGAACTGATGGTCGCAGAGCATTTGACCTACTCCGGTCCGTACATCGCCAACAGAATCGCTCTGAATGTACGCGACCTTTCGGCGGATGCCTTCAGTGACCTTGTCCGGTTGACTGAACGCATACAAGAACGCCATATAAAGACCCTCAAGTACGAGGTGCTGAAGCAAAACCTGGAAGGTAAGGTTAGCCATGAACTTAACGAAGAAACGCCATGACAAATAGAGAAGAAGCCATCAAAGATATCTTCAAGGATTTACGCACCAGGATATCCGGCTTACCCCACTTGCGTAACACCTCGGCTGTGATGGAGGTCAAGGCTCTACAAATCATCTTGGAAGAACTGGAGTCAGCGGTACGCACACACCTTGTCATGGACGATGAGGAGATTGTAGAAGGCGTAGTCACCCGGAGTATCAAGTTGTTCAAGAAGGAAGGTCAGTTAAACCCTCAAGCGGTGCGCGAGTTTCTGATATCAGAGCATAAGATTGACATAAGTATAGCAGCACTCAAACAAAGAATAAACCACATATATGGAGATTAAGATTACCGAAACCCGACCAGCGTCACCCTTCAACATTGACCTCATGTTCAGTACAATTGAGGCCATCACCAGTACATCAAAGCACGAGATATTATCCTCGTCCAGGAAGCGCAAGTGTGTGGTAGCACGAACCTACTGCGCCATCCTACTACGAGATATGTTCGGGATGACCTACATGGAAACCGGTCGCATGTTGAACCGCAACCACGCATCTATTATTCACGCCGTCAGCGCACATAAGACGGACATGAAGCACGACCCTACCTACTCCTGGAGATTCAAGGAGGTGGTAAACCTCATGGGCTTGAACCATTACACCCCATTACCCTACGAGGATGTTACGCAGAAGATATCCAAACACCTACGGAGAAAGAGCGTTATAAAGATTCTTGATACTAAATAGTAAATATTAGAAACTTATTGTTATATTTGACAAACTGAATGAACGATGCGGATAGATGCTACAAAGGAACTTATCAAAATAAAGGGGGTAACCCTTTCGTTTGGTGAGGCCAAGGCATTCATCATCCAGCACTACGCAGACCTATGTGGCCAACATGTTATTGGCTTCCATGGTAAGTGGGTAATAGACTGGATGTCCGTGTTCAAACATGCAGAAGAAACCAAAATTTTAAATGTCGTACAATGGCTGAAAACAAACAAGCGTTAGCCGAGTTGTACCGGAAGTACAACCTCGGCAAAGATGACATCTTCAAGCACCGACTGGGCTTCGTCATCATCACCCGAACCGGGATTGAGAAAATCCAAATGTCCATCGGACTACAAGTTGAATTTGATATCGTTCAGATGAGCGATGACCACAAGTATGTTGTCATCAAGGCAACTGGATTCGTGGATAAGACCATGATGCAAACCTATGGCGAGGCATCCCCCGACAATAATAAGATGGGATACCCGGTCGCAATGGCCGAGAAGAGAGCCTTGTCAAGGATAGTTCTTAAAGCCGCTGGGCTGTACGCAGAAGGTGTGTACGGAGAGGATGAGGCGGATGATTTCCGTGACCGCAAAGGGTCTACTCAAGTCCAGGTCCAGGAGCAGAAACCTACCGCCACCGAAACCTACGACCTCAACAGCGTAATTGATGGGGCGAAAGATAAACTGGCGCAAGGCAAGGCGAACCCCATCCAGGTGAAGTCCTGGTACGAGGGAGTCAAAGCCCAAATGGATGACAATCAACGAGCGAGAATGGAGGAAATCCTATCTCAATACTAACCAACATGGGAGGGGGTGGTAACCACCATACCTTTTTACCAACGGGTGTCGGTAAAGGTTAAACACAAAGACATGATAGCCGACACACCACCCCCCTCCCTTTTTACTTATGAAGAAAATTACACTACTTGATGGCGTAGAATGGGATGTCGCAGAACTTGAAACCAAGATGCGCGATGACGATTTCTACTATGGATATTGTGGAACAGCAACGCTGTCCAGTTCGTCAGCCAAAGACCTGGTTGATAGTCCACGCACCTACCACAACTACCTAAAGTATGGTAGTTCAGAAACACCAGCCATGCTTAAAGGAAGGATGCTACACCACATGGTGTTAGAGCCGGAGCGTTGCGATGAAATCTACATGGTGGTAGAAGTAAAAACCAGGGCCACGAAAGCCTTTAAGGAGGCTGTTGAAAGCAACACTGGTAAGTCCGTGGTAACGCGGACCGAATGGAACGATGCCGAGAGATTGGCTGAAGCCCTACTAAAAAACAAACATGTGGTATCCCATCTGATGGGGGCGAAGTTTGAAGTACCAAAGATTGGTATGCTCAACGGACTTCCCTTCCGTTGCAAAGCGGATATCCTTGTGCCTGGGTACGGATTGTTTGACATCAAGACAACAACCGACCTCCGGGCATTCCCATACAGCGCAAAGAAGTACATGTACCCAATGCAAATGTACATATACACAACCATCTTTGGGTTGCCCTGGGAGAACAGCAAGTTCATTGTGATTGACAAAGCCTCATGTGATATCGGTATCTACGATGTGGACGAGTCATTCATTAACCTGGGAGAATATCTACTGAACCGGGCATGTCAAACTTATATGGATTTCTTCGGCCCGGAAGCAACGGAAGAGGTCCATGAATACATAATCTACGATACACTATCAGCATGATTACTGGAGAAACTTTATTAACTACGGAGGCTGTCATGGATGAGTTTCAAATCAAGTCCAAGTCAACCCTCAATCGTTACCACAAGATGGGATTACGATACATCAAAGGAAGACCTAACCGCTATCGCCGTGAGGAGATTGAGCGATTCTTTAAAAGCATGGAGCGATGATTGAATTGATTGCAGACAGCATACGCAATCACTTCATCCTTGACCCCAAGCGAAAGGATAAACTGATGAGCGATGACAACTACGAGGACTCATCACTCATGTCGGTAGTCATTTTTGTAGGGCTGTGCCGTCAGCATGGAATTAGCGAGGAAGATATTTGTACTTATTTGGGCCTTGAAGAGGTGGAGTACGAATCAAAAATCGCAAGGTTCTATGATGTGATGGAGAAGATTTCTGACCGGATAGAAGCCGGCACGCTGGACAACAAGAAGGACTATACCTATCGCGCTTATGTGAAGTACAACATGTGCTACAAGTTTATTAGCAACCGCTCCACAAGGATTCGTGGAAAGGAACTTCACCAGTGGAGAAACATTTTGACAAGAGAGAATGAGTGACTTTGCTGAAATAGGAATACATCTGCCCCACGGCTACGACAAGTACGACACACTCAAAGTCAAGTGTCCTTTTTGTGCGGACGAACGCAAGAAAAAGAACGACCGAAGCATGAGCGTGTGGCCGTCAGAGGGAACATATCACTGTCACCACTGCGGTGTAAAAGGAAAAGTATCAGCAATGAAAAACTACAACCAGCCAACCATCAATGCCAACCGACCCGACACCAAAGTGGTGGAGTGGTTTAAGACTCAAAGGGGAATCAGTAAAGAAGCCCTGGAATACTACGGCGTGACAGAGTCTAACGAGTACATGCCCCAGCAAAGTAAGGAGATGAAGGTTATCAACTTCAATTACTTTGACATTGACGGCACATTGGTCAACATAAAGTACCGAAGTGCGGCCAAAGATTTTAAGATGTTCACCGGAGGAAAGCCCATACTGTATGGACTGAACCGAACCAAGGACATCAAGACCATTATCATTACCGAGGGCGAGATGGATTGCTTGGCCATCTACACGGCTGGTCTGATGGGTGCGGTAAGCGTACCGAACGGAGCGAACAAAGGCTCAAACAACCTTCAGTACATTGACCTCTGCTGGGAGTACATCAAGGACAAGAAGATAGTCCTTGCGCTGGACAACGATGAGCCAGGAATGGGGTTGCGTCAAGAGTTAGTTCGCCGTTTCACCGGCAACCCTAATGTGTTCATCGCTAACTGGCCGGAGGATTGCAAGGATGCCAATGATGTACTGATGAAGCATGGCGGAGAAACCCTCGCCAAGATTATCAGAGAGGCCAAGCAGATACCAGCCGAAGGCATCGTGTCTATCAACGATGTCATGAAGGAACTTATCCAGTTAAAGAAGGGTGGTATTCCTCGTGGTGATTTGCTGGGCTACGGAAACTTTGACGAGATATTCTCATGGAAGAAAGACGAGATGACCATCATCACCGGCGCACCGAACGGAGGTAAGTCTGCGTGGCTGGACCAGTGCATGGTTATCCTGGCACAGCAAGGCTGGAAGTTCGGCATCATATCCATGGAGAAACCGAATGTAGAACTGCATGTCGCTGAACTTATACAGCGTACTATACATAAAAACTTTTGGAACGAGATTACTGAAGAGGAAATCTACGCGTACCGAGAGTTCTTTGACGAACACTTCAAGTTCCTGGAGGTAGATAAGAATGAGTTAAGTGTTGACCACCTCATCACCAAGGCGCAAGAGATGGTGGGACGCTATGGTATTGATTGCTTTGTAGTAGACAACTGGTCCTTTGTGGAACTGAAGATGCCCAAGTATGGGGACAGCAGAACCAATCACATCGGAGATAGCCTCACCAAGTTTAAGATATTCAAGGAGAAGTTTAAGTGTGCTGTTATCATTGTAGCACACACGCGCAAACTATCCAAGGACAGCCAAGGTAATTTAGAAGTAGCCGGGATGTATGACATTGCCGAGTCGGCACACTTCGCTAACAAGGCAGACAACATCCTCATCGTACACCGAAACTTTAACACCGGACTCGTAGACATCTACACCAAAAAGGTGCGTTGGATATACACCGGTAAGCAAGGCGTTGCACACTTCCAGTATGAACTTAACACCGGTACATACATAGAAGCACGAGAAGAAGTAAGCGCACAAATGATGGAGCGTATATCTAACAAACCTCAATTCCGTAACTACTATGAAACGGAAAGGGATTAGCAACGCGAAGCAAGTGGTGTGGGCCAACCGTAGGATACCAAACAAATCGGGAGGCTACAAACTTGAGCAGTATGAAGAGGACTGGGGAGATGGCCTGGTAGAGTTGATGCAACTAAAAGACATCACACCAAACGAGTGGTATCTGATGCGCCCCAATGGGAGCGGAAGAGATTACCGACCGGTGTACTTATCGGAACACGCCTCTTATGACAGCATTGTTTCGTTTGTTAAACACGGAATGTTATATAAAAAGAAAAGCCAATGAAGACATTTGTAGAGATAGGTAGTTGTGACTTTGACACTTGCAATCCCCTCGCCCAGGATGGGTGGAGAGGTGTGATTGTAGAGCCGGTAAAGAAGTATCTCGACAACCTGGAACAGCACGGCAATGTTATCTATCTAAACATGGCTATACACAACCACGATGGGTGGATGCTTTTGTATCCATACACCGATGAGCAGTGTGCAGAAGATAAAGACTATAGAGGTATGACAACATACCGACTTAATGACGCGGCGCGTCAGTATGAGTTGGCCGTTCGTTGCATCTCGTACCAAACCTTAATAAGACTGTGCGGTTTCCACCGTATAGACCTTCTGAAGATTGATACTGAAGGGATGGACTTCCTCATCCTGGAGCAAGCGTTTCACGAAGGCATGCCGAAGCCCATAGAAATTATTGTAGAACACAAGTACTTGAATGATGTCATGATGTGCGAGTTCTTATCCAGCCAAGGATATACCTGGCGCATGGACGAGTCAAACATTTACGCAAAGATGTACGGAGCATGAGCGGAAAAGCAAGCAGAAGAAAAGGACACGCATACGAAAGAGAAATCGTAGCAAGATTTAAAGAACTGGGATGGGACAAAGCGGTCACCTCACGCTATGCATCCAAGATGATGGACGATATGAAGGTGGACCTGGTGAACACCGAGCCATTCTATGTGCAGTGCAAGTGTACCAAGCGCGCACCAAACATTCGGCAGATATTACAAGACATGCCGGACACAAGTAATTACAATGTGATTACATGGAAAGTACCAAGGGACAATGACCAGTATGTCATGATGAACCTTGAGGACTTCTTTGAACTGTTGATGATGATGACTAAAGAAAAAGTAATTAAGCCATGAAGAAATGTACGAAGGCACACCGAAGCATGATGTGTACCCTGGCTATGGAGTACATTGATGCTCGCCTGGAAAAGATGCATAGCCTACATGCAAACTTTGGGACTGGTGGCAAACTTGATGTGGTTACCAAGTCGCAGTTGAAGAGCGAGATGAGCAAACTGAATAAAGAAATCCGGGAGTTTGCACCGGAGTTTTACAAGTCAATAGCAAACGATTAATTTAATACCCTTTGTTTATGAGTGATACACTCTCTATCTCCGGCAAGGTCAAGAGCCTTGGCCAACCCAAGAACATCAGCCTCAAGAGTGGGGAAACGATGACAATTAAGACGGCGGTAATCACCACCGATGACAAGTACCCCCAGGACATTCCCTTTGAAGCGGTGAATGACAAGGCATCTTTGTTTGATGGCCTCAAGCCTGGGCAAACTGTAACGGTTTACTTCAACCTACGCTCGTATGAGTACAATGGAGAAACGCGTATGTCTGCACCTCGTGTATGGAAATTGGAAGGAGGAACCACAACGGCCCAACCAGCCGCCGCCCAACCAGCCACAGCGTTTGCCGGTCAAGATAATGACGGCTTGCCGTTCTAACAATGACGGACGCGGACTACCAACAACTACGAGAAACCCTTTCGGCCATGGCTGACGGGGTTTCTCTTAACAAACGCAAGGAGTATACGGGCAACGATAAAGATGTCCTTAAAAACTTTAAGCGTATCGCTCACCGACTTGGCTTATCGCCACTACATGTATGGTCGGTATACTTTAATAAGCATGTTGACTCGGTCAACACCTACATTAAAGACGATGGTGAGGTAAGTGAAAGCATGGACTCCAGGTTCAGCGACATGCTGAATTACCTATACCTGGGCTATGCTTTAGTTAAAGAAAAAGAAGAAGAAGAACTACGGCAGAAGTTGTTCCACCTACCGCAAAGGATTGCACTGAACTACGGCGAACCTTCTTCCGATGAATCAGAGATTCGGTTTGTCTGATTTCGCGCTCTGCTACTATCACGCTATCCCTCACAGCAACTTGGGTTTGTAGGTTGAGTATCTGCTCCTCCTTCAGACCCAATTTTTTTTCCAGGAAATCTCCCTTCTCAATATCCTTGGCTATCATCCGCAGTTGTGTCGGAGTGAAGCAAGTTAAAGAATCCGTAACGCTCTGCGAATACATCGCGTAAGGAATCAATAGAAAGAGTATCAATGTGAGATATCGTTTCATCGTATTCAGTTTGTAGTTCATGCTCGGCAGTGATTAAAGAATCATATGCCACATCCAATGCAACAATCATCTCCTCGTAATCAGAGATGGTACGCTCCAGTTCCCACAGTTTCTCTTCGTAATCGTTACGCTGTGATAGGGTAGACAATACCCACAGCACGCCCAGCAGAACCGCGATGGTCTGCCAGGCTACGATATGGGTCTTGCTGTTCATTACTTCTTATTCGCAAACTTTTCCAAGCCGGCGATTCCAAATGCACCAAGAGTCACATACACGAAACTCATGTAGGTGAAGTCGTTGATTACCAGGTCTTTACCCAAAGCCCCAGTCAATACATCAGCCAGCATCACCGCTACCATGATAGCGAAAGACAGAAAACCAACAATGGTTTTTTCATTCCAAGTGTTATCGTCTTTGAAAATACTAACCAATCCGTTTAAAAAATTTTTCATACCATACCTTATTGATTATTAGTATTCAAAGATATTGTTAACTGGTCGGTCAGTCAAAGATATAGGCCAAGTATCTGATGTGTTGCCGATGTTGTTCAGCATTTCCTGGGCTGCGTTTAGGTAATCCATTTCTTCCGCAGTCAATCCGGTGCTTGCATCCTTTGCCGACAAAGAGGTGACTATGTATTCCGCTTGTAGGTATACGGTAGCATACTTGGAAGCATCGCGAACAACTTGATTCAACACCTTCTTCAACACCTCTTGCTTCTTGTTGTCGCGCAAAGCATTCACATCAACAATACCATCGTCAGCCACATCAATAAAGTCCTCAACAGCATCCTCCGCTATCTCAAGTAGTCCGCTTTCAGACAACTCAAGCATGCGGTCTTTAATCTTCGCGCCACGCAACACATAGAACTTATACTCTTGTATGTTGTCCATAGGAATTGCACGCTGGTACAAAGCAGATTCTGAATCATACACAACCATGCCTGGATATGTAGGTGCTGGAACAAAGCAATTGTTCATGACAAATGTTTCGTAGAAATACTCCCTTGCATAGTCACTCACCTCGTTTTGAGGAGGCTCTGATATCATTGGGAAGTAACGGAACGCGTCTGGCTGTACTGGGTCACCAAGCACATCCACCAATGGGTGGTTTGTTTCATTGGTAAACATCAACATCTCACGCTTCCAGTTGTCAAGTAATTCAAGACGCTGGTTCAACGGCATATTGTTATAGTCAAGAACCGAGCGGTTCAACTGCTGTACAAAGTTCGGAACTGTAAGGGTCTTCATTGTTTGCTCTAACTTTTTGTAGATATAAGTGTCTTGCCATGAACCGTCTTGTCCAGCACTACTTCCAGACGAAGGAATACCCTTGAACAACTCTTGCAGTCCTTGAACGAATGTGTAGTCTGACAAGCCTTCAAAAAATGCCGTGACACCAATCGTTGCTTTAGTCATGAACTCATCTATTCCAGTCTGCTGGTCCAGTAATCCTTTCTCTTTGAAGTCTTCGTAATCAGTAATAGCACCCAGCGACATAAACACCAAGGAGAGTGGGGTTTCTCGGTACTCCATAACCTTTGGCTCATCAAGCAATGGTCCTCCAGGATAAGCGCGGTAGAAGGTGATTGTATAGGGCTTCCATCTTCCGTCCATTTGTAACTGGTAATCTTTATATGGGTCACCAGTTCCCCCTCCAGTAATCTTCCATGCCGGTAGTTTCTCTTCATCGTCATCATCGCCAAACGATTTCATGCCAGCCAAGAAGAATCCCATTACGGAAGTTCCGAATACTGCGCGAGCGTATGCGCGGCGGCGAGAATCCTGGTTTCTGAACACCTGGTATCCAGGCTTTCCAAGACCTCGTGCAACAGCATCACCGGCTATGTTTACAAACTGCAAAGGCGTATAAGAATACAGTCGGTTACCAACATTTGCAAGCACCTTCAAGAATGGGATATACAGTGCCTTACCTATACGCATGGCTGAATCAGTCACTGCGCCAGTACCATCCTCTTCCAACGCGCGTATCATACCACGATATATCTTACCAAGCACACCGGCCGGCTCGTTCATGAATATGTTTTCAGTTGCTATGCGCTCCGCCTCTGCCTCTATATCATTTAGAGCCAAGTCTTGTTGCTCAAGTTCAGCGATTCGCAATCGGAATCCATTGGTGTGTGGCTTGTAGCCCTCGGCCACGGCTTGAGTTCCGTATTTCTCACGGCGCGCTTGGCGTTGCTCTACGGTTTCATCGCCCATGACAACAAGGAGAGCGTTCTCTTCAAGCAATGCTAACTCCTCCTGGCTCATAGCATCGGTGTCCCTACCTTGCGCCAGGCGGTGCATGATAACAGAAACCTCACCACCCTTGGACATACGGCGCATGCCGATATCCACAGCAGAAAGCATGCGGCCGGGCAATTTCATGAACACCGGATTAAAAATCTGTAGTGCAGTGCGGCCTAATATCGTTTCAACAGCACGCCAAACTTTATTGTCGGCCGTACTTGTATAAGCATCATCACCCCACAACTGGTTGAACCCATACATCTCGTATAGAGGAACCTTGGTTGATTGCAATGCAAACTTATCTGAACCGCTACGCTCGTAACGAATACCAGTCTTTAGAGTAAACCAGGCTTGGTCTAATGCCGGGAACACCGAGCGACCCACACCTCCCCAGTACTTAAAGAAGGACATTGGAGATAGATTTGCCAATGGTAAAACAATACCTTCAGTCACAATACTGGCGATGTTAGCCGCAAAGTTTTTCAATTGCGTACCAAATCCAGACAGCATGTTAGAATAATACTGCGCCTCGGCAATGTCAAATAAAGAAACCCCTTCAAGTTTTGAAATCTTCTTGAGTAACTCAAACTCTGCCTTGACATACTCTTGCGTATTGTCTTGGTAAGATTTCATAATCTCCGCCAAGTTCTTTATCTCTTCAAGGTCTGCTTCAGTATATGGCACACCCTTCTTATCAAGTTTGCGCTTGATGTACGCCGCCATCGTTTCACCGCCGGCACGAGATATCAATGAGAACGCCTGGATGAACTGACCAGCACTGGTCGCGTCAAGTGCTAACTGCTCCACCATATCTCGCAACGCCTCACGGTAGTTTTCTGCAAGGGCAACTGCACCGTTAGAGTCTAATTCAAGAATCATGTCACTGATACGCTCATTGACTTCATTAAACAATGCCACACGAACTGCACTAAAGCGGAACGACTGTGCGTTTGCACTTTGATTTTGACGGCCTTGCTTGGAGCGAGAAGGGATAGGCTCTGCCGAAGACGGAGCATCAACCCTTTTGTCCTGGAACAGTAGGTTGACACGGTCCGGCTCTACCAACATTCTGATAGCGGCTGGTAATCCAATCTCGTCTATCAACAACTTGGCTTCCGCACGAGTCATCTGATTAGAACGAGGGAAATAACTCTTTGTGTTTTCAGTAATCTCCTCGGTAGTTCTTTCGTCCGGTATGGCCTTGGCCCAGGTAGAAGCAGTCATACGCTCCTTGGGTTGGGTAGCAGTTTCACGACCGCCAACCATTACCAGGTTGGTAGCCGCTTGCCTTGACATGCCAGCATCTACAAGTTTTTTGATAACCCTCTTCGGAGGAAGCCCACTATCCAATGCCTTCTTGACAACGCGCTCAAATCTCTTGTCGCCATCAATACTAAAGTACAACCCGGAAGAAGCCATAGGGCGCGCTGGACTCATGTTCATGTTCTCGTCCATACTTGAGTTCATGTATCCAGCCGCCTTGTGGGACTTGATAGACTCTTGCATAGTAAAGAATGGGAGGCGTGGCAACTTGGCCAGGCCAGGGAACATAACCTCGTGTGGTTCAAAGCGGTTGCGCTTCTTATCCCACAACGCCCACTGCGACATAAAGATTCCAAGGCCGTTGCGCGTGGCAACTTCATTGTTAATCTGCAATGCCTTCAGATAGAAGTCGCCAGGGATACTAACCTTACCGTCTTTTGGTGAGGTCAATAATTGGTTGTACTTACCCACGAACTCCGTGAAGCGTGGGTTGATTTGACCAGTCTTGGCAACCTCATACACCGCTTGCTTTTGACTAACAAGGTCAAACATAGACATCATAAAGGCTTGGTTAGCACCTCGCTGGGCCATCAAGTCGTCAAGGTTTGTCACCTCAACAGACTCTGCTGTAACAAAGTCGTGCTTGTCAATGTACTCTTTCTTGTCTTTAGCGGTACGCTTCTTGCCTTTGTATATGTCGCGAGCCTTAACGGCATTGTTCCACTTGGCGATAACCTTGCTCTCTAATTTGGCGCGGTCCGCGCTGTTAGCCAATAACTCCGTTTCAAATACACGAAGCATGTGTCTGTCCATCGCGCTGATAGCAGCCACCAGTGGGTCTTGCCACACACCGGAGAAGGAGGCTGTCTTGGCTTGTAGGCCACGGACCTCGGTCATCATACGCGTCATGAAAGACACCCATGTTTCATCCGGTGACTTGGCAAAGAAGTCCGCGCCTTTGTTCTGCCCTTCAATAGGAGAGTCCATTCGGAACTTAAACGCCAACTCGGCAAGGTTTGTATACTCACCACTACTCTTGATTCCAAGACCGCCTTTGTCTGCGGCTTGCGCCTGGAAGAAGTATGTGATTTTTTCCTCAAGTGCTGCACGCTCCTCCTTGGTCATGTTAAGTGGGTCGGCAACGCCAGCCAACATGTTAGCATAACCTTGGATGGTAAGCACTGGAACTTGCTCGGCTGTTAGAGATTCAATCTCACCAGTAAAGTACTGGCGGATTAACTCGTCAGATTCAGCATGCTCAATGGCTTGAACTCTGCCCACAGCAACTTGGAACTCGTTTGGAGTAAGCGGTTGATTGGGTGATAGTAGGCCGAAGATAAACCCATTGAAGACTGATACCGAATCACCCTTCTCCGGAGTCATAGTACGACCCAACTTGCGATATAGTTTGTTGCGGTTAGACTCGTTGGTAATTTGTGCTGGATTCCAACCTTGTTGTTTCATCCAAAACAATTCAGCAAACGAGAACACGCCGTCCTCAATGCCGCCAGGGATGTTCCAAACAACACCTGGGGCCATCTGCACTGATACAGTTTCCCTAACCTTACCGAGATTACTTACACCATACTTCTTACCGTAGTCATTCAACGGTAAGCCGCCTACGCGGAAGTCAGATGTGTTTTCGTCCCATGTTAGTTCAAGGGGAGTAGATATTAACTCCGGGTTTCTCGTTGCGAATCCTTGTTCACGGAGGTACGATGTTTCGGCGAACGCGAGTAAGCCATGAAGTTCCGGGTTTGTCCGGTAGAGGTCTGGATTTGCATCCCGGAATCCTCGAATTGTTTCAAGATATCCGCCCTGGTCACTTGTTTCTTCATCAAAATTTCTTTTACCTGGTATTACTTGCGCGCCACTCTGCAAATCAGTGCCTAATTCAGCACCTAAACCACTCAAGAAGTGTAGCGCATCTTGAACTTCTTGGTCGTTTTCTGGAAACAAATGTAATAAATTGTCACCATATGTAATAGAGAAGCCTTGGATTCCGGCTTCAAACATTCTCTTTCTAAAATCTTCACTGGCCTTTTCGTTGCCGTCAGAACCAAGGACATTTCCAGGAACCGGGATACGCATATAGAAATTCGTATCGTCAGCAGTCGGGTCAAGGGTAGTGTCTTCCGTAAAACGAACAACACTTTCTTGCTGGTCTGGTGCAATAGCACCAAGCACTGCCGTGAACAACTTAATGTTTTCCGGGTCACCATTAATCTCAAGGAATTGAGATGCCTCTTGCAAGAATCGTCCGGCTTCGTTGCCCATAAAGGTGTATCCACCGTGCGCTGGTGACTGCTGGCCAATCTCAATGCCCAACAAGCCGGCAAGTTTACTTGTCTGTTCTGATAAGTACTGGAATTGAAGCGTCCCATGCACACCGTTTACATCCTCAAGTGTTAGTGTTTCTACCGAACGGAACGGAGCAACGCCAATCTTCGCCGCTTGTGACGGCGTTATAGATAGGTATAGGTTTGACTTCTTAACCGCCTCTGCTCCTAACGGATTTGTTATATCAACAGACGGTAGGTTTTGTTTTGAATCAACAGCAAATCGCTTGACGCGCGGCGTAGTGTTTACCGCCTGGTTGTATTCATCTGCTGTCTGACCAAACGGATTGTCTACGATACTCTCGTTGAGTTTATTTGAATTGATTATAACTGCTTCATGATATTTTGAGATATCTGAACTTACATACCAACCATCAATACCACTCTCCTCCAAACCCTTGCGAACATTGTTCATCTCGCCGTAGTTTGTACCGTTGTAAGTAAACATTGTGAGGTCGTGAAGCGATAGGCCAGCCATGCTCTCACCGGCCATCAGTCTGTCTGCATAGTATGCCGCAGCATCCGTTGTCCACGCAGATGGCGCACCACCAAGACCTTTGTTTGCTCCGTAAAACTCATCCATCTTTGTGCGGTAGTCAACATCACTATAGATGTACTCATCTCGGATAGCCTTAATTTTTTGCGCTTGCTCGGCCGTCAAGTTCATCAAGAACCTAAAGTCATTCTTAAACTTTCCGTCTTTCATTAAAGTAACCAAGTCGGAAAACTTCGTATCATAATACGGCAACAAGTTCATGTTCTCTGGATTAGAGAACACAAAGTAGTTACCATAGTCGTTTGCCTTGTATGCGGCATTGGTAAAGTAAAGACCAGTGCCATATGTTCCAGCGCGGTATTGAGGGTTGAAAGAGTTCAGACTCTTCTCCATCGTGCCGTGGAAGAGTAGCCCAGAGTTTCTCGCGCTCTGCAACATAGGAATGTCTGCCGCCATGGCAAGGTAGATTCCTGGTTCTGCTGTAGGTGCTGGCGTAGGCTCCATGGAAAGAGATACCTCTGAATCAACGCCATCAATCGTAACGGTATTCTCGCTCTTGGGTTGCACACGGCGTTGCGTACCATCTAACAACTCAAGGCCGTAGCGGTTTGCTTGTTCATATAGAATGTTTTCGCCGCCGATTTTTAATATAGTGCCATTGCTTTGACGAAGGCCAACAATACCGTCAGTCACTTCTAAATCACCAATCGCATATTGACCCCGTGTATCTCTCATGACAACACGCTGGTTTTGCATTTCACCAACAGTAGGCACAGCAATGCCGGAAGACATATCCCCAGTTACAACTTCATATGCACCACGGTCAATAAATTCGCCCAGCGTATACTCTTCAAAACGCTTGTCTGTTAAGTTTAGGGTCTTCTGTAAGTAGTTAAACAACTCATCAATCATTTTAAGGAGTTGTTGTAAACCCGGTGAATCTTTTGCCGTCAAGGCTAACTCTGCACGATTCTCAATAGCATGGACAATCGCCTCCATTGCGCGGAGGTCTGTCCCGGTGTACTCTGCAATATCGGGTACAAGACCCATAATCCCAGCATCGTTCTTGGCCAACTCTATCATCTTGTTATACAAGTTGGTGTTGTTGGCCTTAACATAATTTAACCACACATGAGTAAATTCATGGATGGCTGTACCAAGTGTTGCTGACTCTGGGTTTAGGAATATGGTGTTTGTGGTTTCATCGTAGAATCCTTTGACCTCTTTCTTGTTGCTCTCTTTAAGAGTTGGAAACTGCTTCATCACGCGATTGCGATAAACCTCGTCAAACGCGGCTTGGTCTGTGACAGCAGATGTGCCAGGGAAGTTCTCCTCAAGTTTCTTTGCCAACGCACGAATGTGTGGTGCGGTGCGAGATTGAGTCGGCACTCCAAGGTTGTTTAGGTCATCTGCCAACTCATCCTCCACGCGGCGAGCCGCCTCGTTTTCCTCTTGGCTTGGGACAGCCGGGTCGTTGTTTCTTGTGTTTAATGACGATGGGTCCTCACTGGCCCGTTTGATTACATCGTTTAAGTTTTCAGTTAACTCATTAACAACCGGGTCAAGTTGAGGTGTTGACCCTACTTCTGTAAGGGCAGCCAACGCAACATTGACACCGTGCAATTCCATAATCTGCTGGTCAGTAAACGACTCACCCTTGTTCAAATCAAACGCAGTGCTTTGCCCGTTTACCTGGGCATTGGTTTGAGCAGATGCCGTTTCCAGGATGCGGATGAATTTGTCTGCATCTTGCTGTGTGAACTCTCTAATGGTTTCTCCGTCTTCGTCAACAAACTTATTACCGACATAGTCATTGATAATGTTGCGAGTCCTTTCCGGATTCAAGTGCATGCGGAACAACAAGTCCTTCTGCATGTGAGCAAGGTTGCCGTTCGTTTTAACAACATTGACCATTGGAAAGATAATACCAACAGTACCACCAAGTATCATTTGGTCTACGGTTCCAGGGCCAAACGACTGTATGTCAACATTCCCTTTACCGGCTTGACCGAGAAGAAAACTGGACGCGTCTTGAGCAAGAGGTTCAAATATACCCTCCTCACTGGCCTCCATTAAGCCGGCCTTCCAAAATGTACTTCCGTACTGGCTTGCTCCGTTACGGAACATTTGAAGACGAGTGTTGTAACTGCCTCTTATAAAGCGATTTACATCACCCTTTTTAACCTTACCCCACGCCTTGTATGTGGTGTTAAATTCCGGGTTTAATCGGTTAACCGTCACCACAGCAAAGGTTCCACCAAGGGCATGGTATGCCGCTTCAGTAGGGGTAAGACCTTGGTCAAGGTAACTCTGATACATTCCGTTATGCATCTGCATAGCCATTGTGAGTTCCGCCCCTTGACGATAAGCAATTTGTTTAACTGCTTTTTCAGTTAGTTGCGCTTCAGCAAAGCCCAGAGTTCTTTTAATTCGGTTACCAGTTTTTACGGTGAGTTTAGCCGTTTTTAGACCAATGCCGGCCTTGGCCCAACCAGCACCACCAACAAGCATGGTTCCTACATCAAAAGTTGTATTCATGGTTTGAAACCAAAAGACACCACTGTTAAATTGCTGCTTGCGCTCTTTGCCAGCAAGAGTACCCACGATTCTGTTAGACAAAGCCTCGTCAAATATCATGTACCCATCCTCACCTCTAATAGAAGTATAATCTTTATTGGCACTTTGCATATCTTCATACTCAACAGTATAAGTCTTGCCGTCTACCACAGTGGTCATAGCATACGGATAAAATGAACCCATATGATTTGATGAAGTTCCAAACCCAGCGTATTGCTGTGGGTCCAAAACATCAAGGAATTTGTCTGCCCACCTATCCCAGGAGGTGTAATTTTCTGACGCAATACCCGTCATATCTCCAACGGTAAGGGTAATGCTATTTACAAGACTTACCCCACCTTGAACAAGGGCCAGAGCCTTACCGCCTCCATAAGCGGTTGCACGCACTTGATGACCGACAAGTGACTTAACACCTACATAAGGCGTATTATAAGAGGCATCCACTACATCTGCCATAGTGTTTCCAACCCAAGGGACTTCTCTTAAACCAGCCTCTGTAGCCTCAACGAATGCATCAACACCCAGGTAAGCCATAGGGTCTTTTTGGAATGCGTCTATTCTTTTTTGTCGCTCAATATCTGCTGCCAACGCCTGGTAGTACAGAGGGTTCTCATCCTCAAGGTTTTCAATGGCAGTAGCATACTTGTCAACCCACTGCATGAAGCGTTGGTACTCTTGAAACTCCGAGCCTTCAACCAAATCGTTATAGAACTCAATCGCCTGGTTTACCGAGCCGCTAAAGGCAATCTGCTTGTAATCCGGTTTGCGTTCCGTATAACTTCCATCTCGGTTTTTAGTGACATTACTGGCGTAATAGTAGCCTTCGGGCGGCTGCTTGGTTCCGGGCGCACTTTTGTTTCCAATGACAATGGCTTCATCTAATTGTTGAAAAGACACCCTATTAAATTCATCAAATACATTTCGCAGATTGTTTTTAAAGTCGCCAAAAGTAGCATACTGCTCGTTTGTTCCTCTGATATAAGGGTCTTCATTGGAATAGAAAGCGTAGAGTTTTTGGTCGTTAAGGCCATCGCTATTAGTGTACTCTTCCACCGCTTCTTGAAACAGAGTAAGTGTTTGTACTGCTTTGTCAATATTTATCTGAAATAAGCCAAGTTGGTCCCATTCTTCAGCCCAGTCTATACCAAATTTTTTTTGGCCATATATCAATAAAGAATTAAATCCTTCTGATGCTCTACGCACGGCTGTAGTCTGGTCAAACAACTCATGCTCCAGGTGAAAGTCGGTATCTGTAACGGAATAAATAGTTTGCTCATACTCCTTACCGTCAACCTCATATGTAAAAGTGGTTTCCTGGTAGTCGTCACTTCGGTTATAGTAGTCTTCTTTTTTTCGTAACTGGATGTTCCACCCTTGCTCTCTCTCTAAAATTCCACCAAAGTCGTAGAGGTCTAAACTAATTAAGTTGTTGTGACGAGTAGGGTTGGCAAGTATCGGATTCCAAAAGTTAAAGTTGACTTCTCTGTTTTCCTTGATTTCTCTGCGCTCGGCAGCACCATCAAACCACTCGCGTGCGGTCATTGCATTAGGGTCGTCACAAGGAACAACCTGGCCACGCTCATTGTAACACACCTCGTTTCTTACACGAGGACCACCAGTGGTGCTTGGTATAAGAGAACCCCCTTCACTTAATCCGGCAGAAGAAGTTTGGCCTCGCATCTCTTGTATCTCAAGAGGGTCGCCAGCCTCCAAATCAATAGCATTCCTTTCTTTTTCGCCAAACCTATCGTCAATAACTGCCATGGCTTCAAACGCCGCAGCACGGAAGGTTTGGTCTGCCGCAAACTTGCCGGTAAACTCTTCTAATTCTAAATTAAAATCATCACCGAGTCCACCGCTTAATGTTTTGTGAATATCATTGATATTGTACCCAGCCATATCATGCTATGTTAGATTGCTTTCCGCGTAACACATCAAGCACATTCATGTCTATTGTTTTTCTTTGTCCGTAGCGTGTTACCGCAGATGTTTCACGAGAGTTAATCAGCGTGATAAACTCTGCAAACGACATAGTCTGTCTTGCTTTACCTTCAAAACTAACCACAACATTACCCATACTTACACTGACCCTTGTAATAGTACCACTGGCTGTTTTCACACCACCTTTCTTCAGCACATCATTGATACCTCCAATCTGTTCCCTACTCAATGTTGACCGGCTTGTGCCAATAACATCTAATGCCGCCTCTTGATTCTCTCGGTAAATGCTTTCCGGGTCAGCGTCAAGTTCAGTTCTGCTTGATGCATCAGTGTATGCCTCCGGATTGTACTGGCCTTCAACAGTTACTTTGTGGTCATTCATACGCATCTGAACCGAACCGGACTCTACGCCACGGTAACTTAATTCAGTAGCCAACTCATCTCCATTAAAGATTTCCTTGTCTGTCACTTTAAATGAAAGCAAGTCTTGCTTCTCCTCAATAACAAGGAAGTTGTTATCTCCAGGATTAAAATAAACCTTAACACGCTTGTTGTCAAACTCTGCTCCAGCAAAGATTGCATCTTCAACTGGATACAAAACTTTGCCGTCTTTAAGAATCTTATCGCCAAGATTACCCTGGCCCATAGACAAGGTGTTAATGGTTCTAATGAGTTTATCTTCACGGGCATATGTATCAGCATTACTACGCTGTGACTGTGGAGAAATAATAATCGGTTGCTGAATCTCGCTAACCGTTACACCGCTTGATACTCGGTTAATACCATAGTTTCGTGTTGCTTCTTCAAGACCTTTTGCCAACAGATATTGGTTTCCAAAATCATCCGGGTCTGATAAAATCTGACCAACAGTTTTAGAGTAAACTTGAACATTGCCATCAGCATCTTGGTATTCAAACTCAACCATTTCGTTTCTGTTTGAATTAGCCCAAATGTCGCGTTGCTCATTAAGCATTGCCACAGCAATTCTATCCTGGTAGTTGCTGGTAGCCACTTGCAATAAAGACATGCCGTTCTGTGAAGCGTCCATTAACTCTAACGCAGTCTTTGGAACAACTGTTCCGTTTGCCGTTTTAACAAAGTTAAGCGCAACATCAAGTTCAGTCGTTTCGGTTTGGCGTGCGCCACCCTGGACTTGACTTTGAACTTGACGCTGTGATTCAATCTGGCTTTTAGACTTAAAGAAGTTTAGCCAGTATCCAGGCGCACTGGCTACCGAAGAGCGAATCTGTTCGTCAGAAGCAGAAGTCATAAACCACTGTAACGGACCTATAGCCTCGCCGGGTTTGTAAAAGGCAATATCATTTGGCTTGATGTACGAGTTAAAGTACATGTCAATGACAGCCCCAGAATTTAAATCTTTATTCTGTTTAATCTGACTTTCCTCTTGCTTCACCATACCGACAAACTCGCGCTCGCCGGCAATGTCTTGTTTTAAGTCTGCAACAAGTGCTTGGGGAGGGGACTGCGTTTGGTCAATAAACTTTAGCATACCTTCAAGTTTTTGCGCCACAAGGTCATGCATAGCGACACCAATGTGTTCACCGTATCCGGAAGCAATGTAGTTGCTTGCGCGGTATGCGTCCTCGCGATACCCACCAAGAGTACGCTCTAACTTTTCCTCCGCTTTTTGTATTGTGTTGGCGCGTGTATACGCTTGACGGGCTTGCTGATTAGCCAGTCTTGTTACTTGTTTGGCAATAGACTCCGCATCCGATTTAATCGGCTGTGAAAAACCTAACGCTCCAGCACCTTCTAATCCAGCCATAATATTAAATCTCGACCCATTGGCCTTGGTCATACATGTAATTTACACCGTTAACAGTCTTTACCTCACCTTGTTGTGGTGGTGTCTGACCCCCCATTGTGTTGCGACTTCCGTATGGGTTTGGATTGAACGGTCCAAGTTGGTTGTCCTTCATATACTGTTGGTTTTGCTTCTGATATTGCATTGAACCTATTTGAGCAACACTACCAAGCATTCCGCCCAGGCCAGCAAATCCACCAGCAATCAACTGCTGTTTAGTTTGCACATCTTCACGGTACTTCTGTTGCTTGTCCTGGAAAACCATACGGTCATCTTGAACAAGAGCATTTTGCAAATTCATAGATATACCTTCGCGGCGTGCCTTGTCTTGCGCTTCCATCTGTGCCAACTGCAAAGCGTTTTGCGAAGATTGTGCGCCAGTGGCGGCGGTCCCTAAAAAGGCTTGCTGTGCATCGGTGGCCGCACGATTATACTGTGCAGCACTGGCGGCCGCACCAGACTGGGCAGAACGCTCCATAGCACCGACATTAGCCATACGGCCAGCGGCTTTAATGTCTGCTCCGCGAGCCATCTCTTGCAAGCGGCCACTGCCCTCATACATAGGACGCTCTCCTGGGTCCATCTTTAAACCTTGGTACAAGGACATTCCCCCTTGGATACCTTGTAATACTGCTTGACCACCAAGCGCGCCAATTGTTAGTGGATTCATAGTTATGCTGTTTTATGCCCTTTTTGAACAGAGTATGCTATATCTGCAAATCTAATCTTTACTTGGCTTGTTTCATCAAATTCTAACATAAACAAAAGAAATGGATTTACCAACTTCTCGCCCGTCATTCCGTTGCTATCGTATGTTGTAGCAACATATGATGATGGTGATGGCTCTAATCTATTTCTATATATAGGTGCGTAATACACACCCTCATATTGTCTGAAGTCTGTATCGCTCAAGTCTGACGATTGTATAAAATCAGAGTATGTGCGCGAGGACGGGTAATCTCCAGAGGAGTTTCTGTCCATATATTTTGCTTCAGTTCTAAAGTGTACAAATGATGGCGCATAGTTGCCCTCAATTGTAATGCTGTTATACGCTTTTACTATTTGTGGGTTGTTTTGAATAATCCCGGATATCTGACTGTCATATTGTGTGCCATAGAAATTGTTACGCGTATCGTTTGCGTCATGCACCCACAATTCAGCATTCTTAAACGACAAGAACTCCGTGCCAACTTGAGCCATTTGCTCTGGCATGTATGAATAGCGAGTAGTCCACGCATTTATCGCGGTATCATACGACAGTGTCATTGCGTCACCGTTTTCCAGGTCGTAATATGACGAGCGGAACTCACTGATAATCAAGTACATAGTGTCACTTCCGGATTGCGTAACTCCCAGGCTGTCTTCAATAGTAATCTTTAGGCTGGCACTATCTTGTGTCGCCGTGAACTCAACATAACCGCCGGTAGATGTATCACTAAAAGAACTGATAGAGGTGTCGTCTGAATAGGTTAGTGACACGCTGTCAAAATCTGAAGTGTTATCGCTTTGAGCAAGGCCACTCATGTCGCCAAGTGCTACACGATACTTGCGATTTTTCTTTATGTCGGCACTAACCGTTAGCGTAAGCCCGTCATACGGGTCTTGGTTGCCGGCCAACACATTGGTGTTAGACAACTCATCAATGTAATCTTGCAAGTATTTATAAGTAGAAGCCACCTCCGGCAAATGCAAAATGTATTCATCGTTACGATTATCGTAGCCACCAAAACAACCGGTAGCACCTTGTTGTACAATGAGGTTACTACGCTGACGGAAGAAAGATTTGATGCCCCTATCTCCAATCGGCAATAATCCGTTTCGGTCGTACAGCACCGCGGTTCCGTTTAGCGCATCATAGAAGAACACGCGATTGTTAGACTCAACAACGCTTTCCGGATGCAGCGTGCCATAGGAGCCACGAAGCACTTGTGTTGAGCCAATAACACCAGACTGTACTGCAAGGAATGCCGCGCCTCCAGAGGTTTGTAATTGGGCTTCTCCAATATAAACACTGGCAGTTTCGTTTGTTCCAATAGCCAGCATGGTGTTACCCTCTGATTCCGTCTTGGAAGTAAAGACCAACTTCTGAATAGAACCCAATTCACTTGCAAGAATATTTTCATCAAGCGAATTAAACAACGAAAGCCCATTGAGCAAAGAGCCTTCTATGCGGCGTTCACTAAATGATATACCCGTGGGCTTGTGTACTTGTTGAAAGCGCGTTAAACCAAACGCACGGCCAGTAACTTGAACCCAAGTGTTAGCCTTTTTGTAGTCTGGATTAGTAACCTCATGAACAAAGTCTGTCCCAGTATTGTATTGCAGCATTTTAACAACAACATCACCTTCAAAATAACCAGACGATGTACTAAATGAACGGCTGCTTGTACCAGGACTGCTTATATTATATGAATAGCCAAATTCATGGAAAGGCAAATTTTCGTTTATAAGTGCTGGCGTGTATATTTCAGCCATTACGGCGTAGTTGCTGTAGTTTAAATTGCCTAAATCTTTTAAACTACAAAACAAGTCATCTTCGGTTTGATGCAAAACACGCAGTGTTGCCATGCCGGTATAATTAGGCAAGTTGTGTAGGTTGATAAGGTCGCCCTCTGACAAATTATATCCAAAGTTTTCCACCGCCATACTGGACAAGTGGACTTGAATGTATTGGTGCGTTGCCTCTGTATAAGTTTTGCTTTGATTGTTTGCTTGCAAGTCAGACACATAGTGCAGCCCTTGTACTGCAAACTGTATAAAGAAAGACTTGTTCAAAGATTTAGTACGAACAAAATGATACGAATGCGCCCATTCCGGTATGTAGTTTTGAGGGCTGGATGTAGGCAAAGAAAACTCTACCTTTTGTACGGCCGTTAAATAATCATCATCGCGATTAGGGATATCTACACCTTCTGTTCCAGTCAAGTCAATCACCCGTCCCAATCGGCCATATTTATCAGCGAACATTAAGCCAAACCTATAACTATTTCCACTTTTCCATAAACGCATGTTTTCCTCATAAGTTATAGAATCGCTTGTCAATCCCGTAACAGTAACAGAGGTGTCTGCGGTAGTCTGCATTTCAAAAAGAAAAATGCGCTGTGCGCCAGAAGCGGTATAGGTATTTTCTATATATGTTTCAAGTTCTGTTTTGCTTGTTGCTACACGAACTTGTGAAGACAAATCTTGCGTTGTTGGCCATCTTGTGGTATTTAAAGTACCACCAGTAGACCAGTCTGTTTCATAGTCGTTTGGTTGAGCAATAGGGTTTCCGTGTGACGCAAAAGTATAATATCCATCAGCAGTTGTGCCTTGAACTTTAATAAACCTCGCATTGACCATTACATTTATCCCCCCACCAGATGGCTCATACGAAACCTCGTACAAAAGATAATTTGACCGTTGGCCACCAGAGGTTTGCTGGACCTTTGGAGTAACCGAGGTGTTTTTTACAAGGCCGGTTTCATTTAAGTTGTTATAACCCTCCGTAGTGTTACCCATAAATACTCTTCCGCGCGCACATTCAACCGCTTTAGCCTTTACCGGAACAGCACTAAAGTACCTTGTAACTTCAGAGTCCGCTATAGCGTATTTAACCGTGTCATTTCTAAACGGCACTGTTAAAGAAACATCATCATCGTCATGCTCTATAATTGCATCGCGATTCTTTTCAATATAAAAAACCGAAAAAGAGGTTTCCAAGCCAAACTTAACCAAGTACTCAACCTCAATAACATCCGCACCAATAACTTGACCAGAAGGCACGGTTAATGTAATTGTATTAAATTCTTTTTCGCTGTCAGTTGTGTCTGGGTTTGCGTGATATACCGGCTTGCTGTAAGGACTCAAGGTACTTACCTCGCCATCAGCGTATATAAATCTATACGCAAAAGTAAACGACTCGTCCGCAATGAAATTGTAGTCTACGGCAGTATCCTTAAATCTATTGGTAGTTAGAGGTAAGGTGGGTGCTTGACGAACAACGGTTATCAAACTGTCACGAATGTCCGTTGCGCCCTCTCCGTAATAGGTGTATGTATCGTATGTGTTTAATTGGGTGTATGATGAGTCATGTTTTTTTAAACCTCGCTCAACATTGATTCTTTTGGGTTCGGTATTGTTGTCTGTAAAAAACAACAAATCACCATTTAAACCAACGCCAGTAATTAGGTGTGACAACGAAAAGTTCAACCCCTCCTGGGCAACACCCCCTACAGAGGCTGCAAAGTCATCTTGCTCAAGAACTTTTCTGATGGTGTCTTCTTTATGAAAGTAACACAGCACCATGTGGTCGTCATTGCTGTTATGCACAAAGTAATATACACGAGAGTTCTCGTCATCCGATAGGTGACCAATGCAAGTGTTAGTTCCGCTTGGCAAGGTAAAGGTAACTTTTTCGTTACCCTTGACATTAGATAGCGCGCCCATGCTGCGCTCCTCATCCGCAGAAACGCGCACATTCAAAGCATTAAGGTACTGATTACCAGCAATGTATGCTGCATCAGTATCCGTGCTTAATCCACCGGTAAATGTTTTCTTCTCTATCATACCTTCACGCTCTGACGGAACTCACCACGCACCAGGCGCAAGATGTCAGTTTTCGTCAAGCCGTAAAGTCTACCGCGCAACTTGCGTAGTTGATTGTAGTACTCTTGCTTTGACTCCATCATCTCTGCCTTATTTATTGAGCGGTTGTGTTCTTTGAATTTATAGATAATGTAAGCCTCAATAACCTCTGCGGCATACGGATGGATATACGATGCCGTAGTGGCTGAATGATACCCAATGTATTCCATGTAGATAGTAACACCCGTGGCTTGCGCTGGAGATACTTTAATGACACCGCGCTCACGAATCACTTTGTATTCAGAACTTGTTGCGTCATTTCCGTAGCCAACCATACCGCCCTTGTGTTCACCCTTATCATTGTAGAAGTTGGTAAAATAATATCCACCATAATTCAACGATGCCAACACCTGGTCAGATTCTGTTGATTTATTATCAGCAGATACCGCAAGTCTGTTAAACTCATCATTCACACCAAAGACCTTGATGCGATGGTCATTGTTTACCTTGCGACCCAACTTAATAACATCAATGAAGTCGCGAGGAATCTGCATTTCATTGTTGGCATCAAGTGTCACCTCAACTGTCTTTACCAACGGCAGTGTGTCCATATTCAACTCCTGGTTCAAACACTTGAGTGCATAGTGCAAAAACTGCACATACCAGTGAATAGGTAGTCCCAGGGTCATTAGTGAACTACGAACGATGCCGTCTACTGTCGTTGTATATCTCATTGTCTTTTATTAGCGTCTGATACCTCATCGCCAGCCGGAGTGGCTACGCCAAGAATCGTTAATACCTCTTGAATAATCTGCATCTCCTGGTCACCGCCAACTGGCAATGTATCTGTAGAAGACACCTTGGCCGGGTCAGCCACCAACAACTGCATGTTTATACTGCTGCCCACATCTGTTTGTGAAGCATAGAAAACCACCTCATTATTAGTTCTCAACTCGTAAGGAATCACATTAGACAACAAGACATCCTTAACACTGGTGTGTCCAACACCGGACAACAACCCCATCTGGCCACTCTGTATAGGCACAAACGGATTTTCAAAATCATCAAGCGTTAGCGAGTCATACGCTTCGCGTCTTGTGATATTCCAAACACCAAGGCCGCGAGGCATAGCAATAGGCTGTGCTGGCAGCGTTGCCTTACAATAGTCATCACTGATAGCCGTAGTAGAAACAGCGTCATACTGCGCTATAGCCGCGTGTGGAGGAAAGTAATCCCCCATGGGCAAATTTACTTGAACAGACTCAATCTTCAGAATGCGGTTGACAGACTGAAGAACAAGCAATTCAATTTCTTTTTGCGTAATCTCCTGGTCAGCGGAAGGGTTTCCCCCGTTGTACAAGCGATATATCTGTTCTGTTATTTTACCAAGAGTCGTCATGTGCCTTGCTGAATTTTACCTTCTGAATATTGAACAGCCAGTCCATCCTCAAGGCTTACGCCCAAGTAGTTCACGGCACGCATAATAATAGCATTCAATGCCGGTTCATTCCACTGCATCTGCGTAGATGTTCCAGAATTGTATGTGATTGTGCGGCCGCTCTGCGTGTATCCAAACACCGGCTTTGCTGGACGAACCAAGTAGTCTATGTCAATGTCACTGTGTGCCTCTTTGGGGTACAACTGGACGCGGCCATCACCGGATATCTTGGCGATAGGCTCGCTTGATGTTGGGGTAAGTATGTACGAATCAAGACGGTATGCTACTTCATCTTCCGACAAAATAGGTATTGTCTTGTTCGCTTTACTGATAGCCAACAAGTGCATGTAATCTGTGTTTGAGATAACCAACAGCCCACCAGAGGTAGTGTTGTCCGTATCACTCTCCTTGAATGGAGCAAGATGGTCATGCAATGCTTGTGTCATCCCGTATGCCACACGAGGCACTGGGCGACCAGGCTGGTATTCTTCTATGTTTCCATACAACCTATTAAAATACCACATCTGCGCGCGGTCAAGAGCAGTGTCAATCTCTTCCGGCGTTGCATATCCAGTATTATGCTTATTTAGCAGTAATAGGATGAAATCATGTATTTCCTTTATTGTCATTTGACTCGCTTATCGCACCAGTGTTCATGTCAATGGTGACTGTTCCATACCTTTTCTCCAGGCGTTGAGAGAGTTCAGCATATGCTTTGCGAGATGAGGCGTATTTCCCGAAGGCATCAGCCTTCATTACAGCCAAGTCTTGTTCAGCACCAGCCAGTTGCAAGACCGTTTGCTCGTGCTTTCTCAATTCTGCGGAAGCGTCCGTTAAACTCTTTAACTCTGCCTTTGTGATTCTTTCTTTTTTAGTTGCCATAATTGTTTGATTGATTTCCTTTGGTACTTACAAATATAGTTAGCCCTCTTTGCATGCCTTACAAAAGGAGGTGTATTAAGGCTTGTTGCAAAAAGATACGATTATGTATCGCTTACCGGAGTGTATTGGCCGACCTCCGTGACGGTGCGTTATTGCACCAGGGTGTATAGATATCTCACCCACAGTGCCTATGTGCGTCTGCTTCTGCTTCCAGAAATATGTGCCGCCACCAGTAAAGTCTTTGTTGAGTGTTAGTAACGCGGTTATCGCGGAAAAGTCATGGTGTAGGTTTAGATGGCCTTGTGCATCCATAGTGTACTTTACCATAAAGTTTTCAGCATTCATCTGTGGCCATTGGTTGCCATCCAAGTGCCAGTAGAGTATTGCAGACGGATACACAAACTCGCGCAGCACACGATTGTATATTTCATCAAACCCAAATGTAGTCAACAGCGTATCTACGGTGGGGTAAAAGTCATGACGCTTCTGTTCCCATTGCGCGTTCTTTTCCGCCTCCTCAATAATGACTTCACAAAACTCTTCCGTAAAGAGAGGGTAGGTGATGACATTTTCAATAGGTTCGTCTATTACCAACTCCCACTGCTTGGTCCGGGCCACGGGGTGTATCCATCGCTCCACCCAGGCATCCCAGTCACCAGTTTTAAACAATTCTCCGTTCGCGAATCGCGAAGTCTGCGATGTTTCTGGGGTACTGGTCTGCTTAATAATTTCTTTTTTAGATGCCATAGCCTTGATGTTTCTGCTAAAAAAATGTAAGTCTTTTCGTGGATGCTCGGAGTAGACAAATGTCGCCGGAATAAACTCATCAACGGGGATGATGTTTTTTCTGTAGGGTTGTGCCAGCAATTTCTTGACGGCATCACGAGT